ATTGAGTGCGAACAAAAAGAGGTCTTAGAAGAAATAAAAAACGTATTAATGGAAGCGGAATTAAGACCAGATAAAACACTTGATGGAACGCCAGTATATAGAGATATTGAAAAAGCTGAGTTATATGGCGAACTTTTCTTTGATTGTGAAGGTAGTCACCCACACGACATTGACGGTGAAACATTCTTTATGAGTTGTAAATCACATCAAGAACTAATGAAGAAAAGAAAAAGAAAGATAAAATCTAAAAAAGCTAAATACACAAGCTCTAACGAGTTAGCTTCTTACGACTGGGATCAATGTATTCGTGACCAAATGAAGCAATATGGCAACAAGGAAACGGCTGAAAAAGTGTGTGCGTCAATAAAAAATAAAACAGTAAAACGATAAATTATCAATTTGAAAGGGAACAAAAATCATTAATTAATATATATAAAAAAAAACAACTATGGGTTCTATTAAAAAAATCAAAGAGCTACTCAAGCTCACAAAGAAAAAGACATACAAAATCAATATGTATGCCGAAGCAATTTTAGATGACGCAAGAGTTATTGCAACAGATTCAGAAAGTTTTGACATAGGTTCAGAAGTTTATGTGATAAACGATTCTGGCGAGGTTGAAAGTATTGCAGAAGGAATCTACACACTTGAAGACGGAACAAAAATAAGAATAGACGCTGAAAGCAAAGTGGCTGGATTTGGTGAAGAAGAAGTTGTTGAAGAAGAAGTTGTTGTTGAAGAAGAACTTGCGGTTGATGACGGCAAAGAAGCGGACGTTGACGACTGGGCTGGAATGGAAAAAAGGATTCAAAATTTAGAAGACGCAATTGCAGACATCAAAAAAAGAATTGGTGAAGGTGATGACGTTGAAATGTCAGAAGAAAAAACAGAGCTTTCGGCTGACGTGATGGGCGAAGTAATCACACGTCTAAATTCAATAGAAGAAAAATTCGGTGGCTTAGAGGATACGTCTTCAAGCGAAGGTGTTAACATTACACCAGCAAGTTCAAATGAAGAAAAAATTGAACTACAACCAAGAGTCAGACTGTCAGCACAAGCGAGAGTGCGAGAGCTAATCAATAAATTCAACTAAAAAATAAATTTTAAAATATCTAATCAAAATGAAAAACACTAACAAAAAATACGAGTTTGCAAACCCGACAATCGGTGCAAACACTTATGCGGGACAATTGGCTTTGCCATACGTTTCTTCGGCTGTTAAGGCAAATTCTACCGTTTTGAATGGTGGGATTAGAACAATAGACGGCTTCAATAGTAAAGCGGTAATAACAAGTTTAACAGTTGCCGACCCATTAGGGGCTGGAAATTGTGACTTTAATCCGACAGATTCTACAATTGGAGAAAGCGTTATTACTCTGACTGAGTTCAACGTTAATCTACAATACTGCCGTAAAACAATTTACCCAACTTGGATTGGTCAAGGAATGGATAGAAACGGAAACTTACCACAATCATTTGAAGCGTTTATGTTAGAAACTGTTGTTGCTAATGTAGGACAAGCAATTGAAGATGAAATGTGGCAAGGTGGTGGAAACTGGGGAACTGGTTTCTTATCAAATGACGGTTCGTGGGGTTCGGTTACTTTTGGAAACTCTGCAATGAAAGATTTCACAACTCAAGAGTTAACAGACAACCCAAGCACAGACAACATTCTTAAAAACTTGAATGAGGTTTACGCAAAAGTTGTTGCGTCAAAATCAGCTCTTTTATCTAAAGAGGGATTTGGATTTTATATGTCACAACAAATGTATTCTTACTATGCAATGAAATTAGGATCTACAACTACATTCCAGCAATTAGGTTCTGCGGGTGCATTTACTGGTCTTACATATATGGGTTTTCCAATCTATGTTTGCAACGGAATGTTTAACGACGTAATTGTTGCGACATATCCAGAGAACTTGGTTCTTGCTTCTAACGCACTTTCTGATATGACTGAATTAAGAGTTATTCCAGCTTACGAATATGACGGAAGTGACAACATTAAAGTTGCAATGAGATTTTCTGCGGGTGTTGGTTGTTCAGTTCCAGCAGACGGGGTAATCGGATATAACTTCGCATAAGACTTTTTAAATGGGGGTTGAAACACACCCCCTTTTTTTAACTTTTAATACCATTAAAATATGGCTAATAAATTATATAATTTTTCGTGTGATGTTAGTGCGGGACGTCTCGTCGGCTGTCAATCGGCGATAGGAGGAATACAAAAAATATATCTTTCATCTTATGACGCTGAAATCCTAAACAAATTCAATTTCGGTTCTGGTGCTTCACTTTACCAATTAGATGAAATTAAAGGTGCGGTAACAGTCAAACAATTTGATTTAAGACCAAACACGGCTTCCTACAATGCGACTATAACAACAAGTGATGAGAATGGAACTATGTTTTACGAGCAAGTTTTGGAAGTTGCTTTGGCACAAATTAACAACAAAGATTTGAGCTACATTAATAACCTTGCACAAGGTCGTTGCCAAGCGTTTGTATTAGACGCAAACGACGACGTCTTTTTAATGGGTGCAAGATTTGGTTGCACTGTGACGGGTGGTGCTATGTCAACGGGACAAGCTAAAGCCGACCGTTCTGGCTGGACATTAACATTTACAGCACAAGAACAAATCAATTATATGTGCAAACCAACTGCGGGTGTTGGAACAGCTAAATATCCATTTGACGCAGTTACGGAAACGGGCGGTGGTGCGTTTACAATTAATGCGGGTGACTATCCGACAGCATAAAAAAATTGTTTTCTATTTCTGTTTTGAAAAAGGGCGACTTTATTGGTTGCCTTTTTTTTTGTAAACAAAAAGCTAATTTTTATATTTATAAAAAAACAATACTATGATAATCGTAAAAAAAGAATACTTACTAATTCAACCAAGACCATATTCAAAAGTTCTTTTGGGAGAAATGAACCAAGTTGCTTTGCAAGAAATTAAAGAACAATGTGGCGACAAATGGTTTGAAACTTCAAGTTCAAAAAACAAAAAAGATGACGTGGAAGATTAAAGATGAATACGACAACAAAGACTGGGTGTTGCCAAATTTAAATGAGCTATCTTCAAAAGATGTAGAAAAGGCGAAAAAAGTTGCACCAGAATATATTGAAAAATACTTTGTAAAAACATGATACAAGCATACAAACTTTCTGGAACAACATATAATGTGTATTTTCGTTTAGATTTGTGGGACGTAATGACTTCAATAGCTTACAGACCTTTAATGACTCTAACAAGTCAACAAACAAATAGAACGAAAACTTTTCTTGTTAGTAATCTTAATGCGGTCAACAAAGAAAGATACATGCTAATGTATTTTATTTCAATGAATACTGATAGCGAAATTCCTTCATTGGGGTTTGTGTATTTAGGAACAAAAGAGTTTCCGTATGGTCTTTATGATGTTACTCTTTATCAAAACAAAGACACTTCAAACCTTGACCCAGCACAAGCAATAAAGGTCATTTACAAAGGTTTAATGAATTTAAGTGAAAGTGGCAACCCATCTGTCACATACAACAAATATGAAAGCACACAACAACAAAATGTTTATATAACAAATACGCACATATAATGGCTAAGAAAAAAAATAATTACAACATGAGTGTTGTGGACTTGTCACATTACAATATCCCTCACATAATTGAAAACGACAACAAAGACTGGGTTTCTTTTGGTGTTGACAATCTTTATCCACAATACTTGATTGAGCTTTTCACGGGTTCTGGGATCAATAGTGCTATCATTAAAGGTGTTTCATCAATGATTGCTGGAGACCAACAGGGAACGTGTCAAGGGCTTGACGTAGTTGACAAAGACATTTTGGAAGGAGAACAAAAAGAACAATACTTGTTATTCTCTAAACTATTAAAAAAAGGAAGTAGAAACACAATAAAAAACTTGGCGTTTGATTTGAAGCTATTTGGAACGTGTTACGTCAACACTATATGGAACAAGACAAAAACGGCTATCGTTGAGTTAAAACACATTCCAGCTCAATATGTGCGAAGTGGAAAGGCGGACAGTTTTGGAAAGGTTAATGAATACTATTATTGTTATGACTGGTCTAATCAAAGAAAATACAAGCCCTCAATCATCAAAGCTTTTAACCCAGAAGACAGAACGGCAACAAGCCAATTACTACAAATAAAAGAATACAACCCTCAATCGTTTTATTATGGCATACCAGATTACATTGGCGGGACTGACTATATAAATTTAGATATGTCAATTTCTGAACTACATCTCGCTAATATAGAGAATAATTTCATGCCGAGTTGTATGGTTTCAATGAACAATGGAATACCTTCGGACGAGCAAAGAATGGAAGTGGAACGGAAGCTAAATGAAAAGTTTTCTGGTTCTGGAAATAGTGGCAAACTAATCATTACATTTAATGAAGGTAAAGAAACCGCACCAGAAATCATTCCATTAAACACGGGAGACAATGACGACAAATATCAATTCCTATCCACAGAAGTCAGCAGAAAGATTCTAACAGCACACCGTGTCACAAGTCCTTTATTGTTTGGGGTGAAAGGTGATGGCTCTGGATTTGGGAACAATGCTGACGAATTGAGGGACTCGTATAGTTTGTTCAATAGTTCCGTGATAAAGGTATTTCAATCCAGTATCTTGCAAGGTCTTGACGAGATATTTAGAATTAACGGGATTAATAGTTTAGACATATATTTTAAAACACTTAAACCAGCCGACTTCTTAGACCTTGACCACGTTGACGCAATAGACGAACAAACAGAAGGAATTGACATTGAAGAAGATGTGACACAAGAAACAGTGGTTGCACCAGTTGGCGAAACACCAGAACCAATGCCAGAAGATACAGAAGAAATTGAGGTTGTTCAAGATGTTGAAGCGTCTTACAATGGTGCGCAAATTAGTAGTGCCATTGATATTGTCGCAAAAGTTCAAGAAGGAATTTTAAACAAAGACCAAGCGATTGTGTTCTTGATTCAATTCCTACAATTACCGCCAGAGGTTGCACAAAGATTCTTTGAAGGTGAAGAACAACCAAAACCAATGGTTGAGAACTTAAAAAACATATTGAAAAATCTTAAAAAAAAAAAGATAAGTAGTAGTGTTTCAGAATTTAAAAGTAATTTTAAAGGGATAGACGTTGAAGACGACAAAGTTTGTCTTGACTATTTTGACGATATAGGAATAACGCTTGACAACAACGAATGGTTTGAAGCTTATGTTGAAGGTGTTGACGACCATAAGGTTGACAAGAGATATCACGAGTTCGCTTATGCACCAGCGGGAACGCCTAACGTTGCAGACAGTTCCAGTGATATTGGAATGTTTAGAGTTTTATACAGATACTCTCAAAGCTTGTCAATAAACAAAAAGACTGGACAAATATCAAGCCGTGAGTTCTGTCAAAAGATGGTGGCGAAGTCTGTGGCTGGAACATTATACAGAATAGAAGACTTGGAGAAAGCTTCTAAGAGAGCCGTAAACAAGGGTTTTGGGGCTGGTGGTTCTAATACTTATAATATCGCTTTATACAAAGGCGGGGCGAACTGCAAACACAAATGGGAACGAGTATTCTATTTCAGAAGGATAGTGCCACAAGGAATGACATTTGTTGATACTGATGGCAAAGAGTATCAAGGCGGGGAATACTTACCAAACGGAACACTAAATAATTTTAGACTTGTTTCTCAACAATTTGCAAACGGCAAAATGCCAATGCCAGATGACGCAGAAATGAGAAAGACAACGTGGAAAATGAAGAATCACGGATTCTTAAAACCAAGAAAAGAAAAAGAACGAAGCTATTCAACTAAAGCAAATTAAATATGGCAACAACACACACACTCTTAATTTCAGCCGAAACGCTAAAACAAACGACAACGATTTCTCAAAGCGTTTCAGACGACTTGATTCACCCAATTATTATGGTTGCTCAAGATAGGTTTATTCAACCCGTGCTTGGAACTGATCTCTTTGAAAAATTAAAGACAGAAGTTGAAGGAACACCGTCTGGCGAATACCTTGTTTTATTAAGAGACTATGTGTCAAAAGCATTGTGTCAATTTACTTTGTCTATGTTATACAATCAAGTTCGTTTGCGAGTGGTCAATCATTCAGTAGTTCAAATGGATAACGAGCAAGGGGCTTCGGTTGATTTTGATTCTATTGAACCGCTTGTGAACGAAGCTCTTGAAAATGGAATGTTCTATCGTGAAAGAATGATTGATTATATTACAGACAAAGGGGCTTCCGTATTCCCAGAAATGGACGACAACACAGGGGCTGGTGAGATGGACAGAACAACACGCAACTATTATAGTGGCATAAATATGGATAGAAATATCGGAGACAATATGAAGATAAAAAGTATCTTGTCAGCAATCGGGGTGAAGGGCTTATGTTAAGAGGTAAATATAAAACGAAGTTTTCAGAAAAGAACTTCAAAAAGCTAAAGAAATATATTAACAAATTAAAAAAGAATAAAAATGGCGGGACAAAGGTTAACGGATAAAACGGCACTTGAGGAACAATTTTCTAGTGGCGATTTATTAATGGTCGTAGATGTAAACGACACAACTGGAAGCGCAGAAGGGACGAGCAAGAAATATGACGCAAAATTTTTAATGCAAACGGACAAGTTCTCCCTTACTAATGCGGAGATAAAAGCTTTGAACTCAACACCAAAAACATTAGTCGGTGCTTTAAGTGGGTATTATATTAATGTGTTTAGTTTCACTATGTTTGTTACATACGCTTCGTCTACAGAATCATCAAGTAAAGATTTACTTTTAACTTATGACACTTCAGACTCTTCCACAAATTGGACTATTATAAGAGATTGCATGAATAGTAAAACTACTGACATTACTTTTATAACTAATTCATCTGGAAGTAGCGCAGGTGCTTGTGCGACCAGTATTTTAAACAAACCTTTTATGATGTCTGCAAGTGGTGCCTTTAATGGTGGGTGGACGGCAGATGTTTATGTAACTTATAACTACGTAAAAGTTTTATAATGAAATATCTATTTTTATTAATTCCTTTTTTATCATTTAGTCAAATAGACTTCTTCAAGTATTCTACAATATATACTTCAATGAATATCGGAACAAGCATGACCGAAAATGAAGACTATATTTCTATTGCTAAAGGTTACGAAGACGTTACACAAGTAAATCCGTTTGACTATAATCTCACAATCGGATTGAGAAAAAAGGCAAGATTCCAACACGAACAAAAAATTCGGACTTGGTATTATGGAGACGAATCAAACTACACAGATCAAGCAACAATCGGAAACGCAATTGGTTGGGAATATCTTTTAAACTATTCTTTCATAAGAAATAGAGGTGACAAATACACAGAACAAAACTTCTGGTTGCGATACTTGGGAAAGAGTTGTGTCACACGTTTAGAGTATAGAGACAACCAAAGAGTTGATTTAAGATACATTTCTTTTGATACGAGATACCGAATATCTAAAGGCAACTTTGACTTCACTTTTGGCGGTGTCTTTCGTATTCACGACCCTTATGGCTTCGTTCCTATTCGTGATTTCTGGATTCAAGGAGAACAATCATTCAGACAATTAGCACAAGACTTTGGCTATTCAAACGAGTTTGTCAATGGCTCTTGGCACTGGTTCAAAGGTGACGAGCTTCTTGCAACATCAAATGACGAGTTCTACAAACACTATTTCGGACAAGCAATTGCAGACTTTAACACACAAGAACTTGACAAATTAGGTATGCAAAAAGAAGTGAGCTTTGTTCTTGGCTCTACATACTACAAATATACTTCAAAATACTGGGTTCACATTTGGGCAAGTCTTATGCCTTTTCACTATGGTTTGGACGAATACTCTTACGAGTATGGAGAAAGTCTCTTAAATCGCTTAGAATGGGACGCTGGTGGTGTTTTAGGGCTTAGGGTCAACAAGCATTTAGGTTTGTTCGTTGAGGGTGTTCATCAAAAGGTTTGGGGAAAAGAAGTCTTTGACATTAAATTTGGGTTCAATTATTTAATATACTAATATGAAAAAACTAATCTTTTTATTTTTAATTTTCGGTTATGGCTTTAGTCAAACAAATTGTGAATTATGTGTTCAGCAAAATGGTTTCTATTGTGGAGACGACGAAAGCAATTGGACTCAGTATAGTCCTCTTGGTTGCGTTCCTAATGGTGCTGGGGGCTTGTATTATCTTAATGACGGTTGGGACGATTGCGGAGACGGAAGCGACGAGCAAGACGCAGAGCCAACAACATTAGCGGATTGCGGTCAATATGGTGAACAGTGCGACACTGTATTCATTGAAATACCATTTATAGAATGGATTTACGACACAATTGTTGAAATAGAATATCAAACTATAATTGAAACCGAATATATATTTGACACGATTATTGAGTTTCAAGACATTATCATTCCCGAATTTATAGACTGTGACACTGGTTTACCTTGTGGAATACGACTGCAAGAATTTGTGAATGAATCAAAAAACACGGGTTTAATGTATAATTTAAGTGGCAAGGTGGTGAACAAGCCCGAAGGTGTTTACATACAAAATGGACTAATTAAATTTAAATTATAATGGATATATTCAAAGACAATAATAATTGGAACGAAAAAGCAATCATTGGTTTTGTTGCTTTTACAATAATGTGTTTTATAATGACAGCAGACTTGGTCACTGGTTACTTTGGTCAAGACTTAGTAATAAACGAATTTGTTTACGATTCTTTTGTTTGGGTGGTGCTTGGTTGTTTTGGAATTAGTGGTGTTGAAAAATTCAGTGGTAAAAAATGCGACAAATCTTGTAAATAATGAAAGAACTTTCAGAAGACTCTAAACTTCAAGTCAGTATTAAGACACTGGGCGGAATAGCAATGTTGATCTTTGCGTTTGTTGGAATGTGGTTTTCGCTTCAAGCGTCAATCTCAGAAGCCAAAGAGCTTCCAGCTTTGCCAATGTCACCGCAAGAAATAACACTAAAAGACGAATTGATTAGAAAAACTATAATGAATTTAGAGAAACAACAAGAGACTCAGAAAGAGCAACTTGACAAGATAGAATCTAAAATTGACATAATAGATGAAAGGTTATATAACATTAATAATAAGTAGTTTATTTTTTATAAGCTATTCGCAAGTATCAACAATCCATTTCAATAGTGAATGGAATGAGAAAAATAATTTTGATATTTCAGCTTTAAAAGACTGCGAAACTTCCAATGTTGTTATTTGTCACAATCCAGACTTGCAAGAAAAACACGACATTCTTTCAGTGCCAACCATTATAATTTTTGACAACAACGTTGAAGTCAAAAGGTTTGAAGCTAACATCATGATGAAACTTGAAACCACTAAAAAAGAAATCCAAGAAGAAATCCAAAAAATTCACTTAGCCAAATTTGAATGAAATTATCAAAAAACTTTAGTCTTTATGAATTTGAAAAATCAAACACAAGTTTGCGTTTGGGTATTTCAAACAAGATTCCAAAAGAAGGTATTTTAAAATATAGATTGATGACCACTCAATTGCTCCAGCCAATTCGTGACCGACTTTCTGGCTCTATACGAGTGACGAGTGGTTATCGTTCTCCAGAACTAAACAAAGCAATTGGGGGAGCATATAAAATTATAGATGGTAAATATGTAGCAACTTCACAACATTGCAAATGTGAAGCCGTTGACCTTCAATATGTTAAGCGTGGAAAAATGGATAATTACAAGATATTTAAAGCCGTGATTGAAGGGTCTTTGGAATTTGACCAAATGATTCTTGAATTTGGAGAGGGTGCAACTCGTGAAAAAGACAGTGACAATCCAGCGTGGATTCATATAAGTTGGAAAGTAGAAGGAAACAGAAGACAAATTCTTGTGGCTTATAAAGACGAAAACAATAAAACAAAATACAGACCGCCAACAAATTATTATTCCGCATGAACTTTATAAAAAAGATTTTAACTGGTGATTTGATTAAAAATGTTGACAACTTGGTTGATAACTTAACGACCACGAAGGAAGAAAAGCTTGAATTGTCTTTATCTTTAAAGAAAGCAATAATGGACGCAGAAGCCAAAGCACAAGAGCAAGTCACAAGAAGGTGGGAAGCTGACGCAAAAGCTGGGTGGCTTCCAGCAAACATTCGTCCATTGACACTTGCTTTTTTAATAATAGCAACCGTTTTGCTTGTCTTCATTGACAGTGGAACGATTAATTTTAACGTAGAAGAACGGTGGATTAGTCTTATTGAAATTTGCAACATTACTTGTATTGGGGCTTATTTCGGAAGTCGTGGGCTTGAAAAAATTAAAAAAATATAAAAGAAAAAAGAACATATCGTTTAAGGTTAACAAAGTCAGAACACGACTACGTTAAAAACACAAGACAAAACAATGACGAGATAATCTTGGTTATTTCAGACCTTCACATTCCCTATCATCACCCCGACGCTATTCGGTTTTTAAAAGCCATAAAAAAAGCTTATAACATTGATGACAACAATCCTAATCACCATATTTTCAATTCTGGAGACGAAGCCGACTTTCACGGAATCTCATATCACGAGAAGGAACAATCTCTTGACACACAACACAATGAAACTTTGAAAGCTCGTGAGGTTTTCAAAGAGCTTGAAGAACTATTTCCAGAAATGACACTCGTTCATTCCAATCACGGATCAATGCTTTATAGACGAGGAAAAACCTCTGGTATTCCCAATTATATGTTGAGAGATTACAATGAAGTCATTGGTGTTGGAAAGGGTTGGAAATGGTATGCCGATTATAAGCACAAAATGAACAATGGTCAAACAGTATTTATGACACACGGAATGAAAAAGAACGGCTTGGCTTTAGCGAAAGAAATGGGAATGTGTGTTATTCAAGGTCACTATCACACGGAATTTAATATCGGTTACACTTCAAACCCAATGGCTTTGAACTGGTCAATGATGTGCGGTTGTCTTATTGATGACAATTCAAGGGCTTACGCCTATAATAAAGTAAACAGTGCGAGAGTTATTTTGGGGTGTGGTATAATAATAAACGGACAACCAAAGCTTATCCCAATGGTTTTGGAAAGGGGTGGGCGTTGGAATGGACGAATAAATTAATTATCTTTACAATAATTATGAGTGATAATAAACACATATATAGCGAACAACTCAAGCTTGGTGCATATTATAGTTATGACAAAAACAATAATAAAGTTTATGACATAAAAACTATGCGTCAAGATTTTAAAGAGTTGATAAAACGCCTTAAATAAACAATCTAAAAACGTTTATTGTTTTATCTGTGTCACAGATACAGACACCTTTCCTTTGTCTTTTTTGTTAATAAAGTTGTTGATATCAATTTCAATTCTTTTCATTTTGATATTCAAAAATTTAATTATATTTGTTGGAGAAAATAACAATAAAAATAGAGAAATGAATTTACTAATTATAAAGCTTATAGCTTCTTATTTTACCATAAGAGTATTTATAACAATACTTTTTGGAATTTAATTATTAACCTTAAAAAATAGAGAAAAATGGAAAACAAAATCAATTTAAATTTAGATGACGACGATTTAATTATCATAATTCATTCTTTAAAAACTCACATAAAAAGTGAGAAAGAATTGCTCAACTATCACTTAACAAGATTGAATGGTTCGGATAGTCACAAAGACGTTCCCTATTATCAAAAACAAGTTAAGAAGACAAGAGAGGGCATTCAAAAAACAGAAAAATTAATTCAAACTTTTAAAGACAATTTATTATGAATAGTTATATAATTCAAGGAAAGGGCTATTTCAACACATTAGACAATGACCCTTTTCTCACTGGCGTTGAAACGTCAGACATTTCAAGTGGTTATGGATATATAAAATTCAAAGGCACTGACAAACAATTAAGCTCGTTTTTGGAACACCTATACGAAGACGAAGCAACATTTAAAGTTATAGGTATATTTGACGAAAACGAAGATGAATAAAACATTAGAATTTATTAAGCTTGGAAAAGAGTATCAGTCCGCACATGGTGGCAATTGGTTTCATATTTATTTTAAGTGTTTAAAAACGGGCAAAAGCTATCGCACTGCATTATATAAAAATATGAGAAACTTTAAAAATTGGAAAGAGATTGTTGACAAAGCCGAAAGAGGTGATGTCATTGACAATCTTAGAATGAAACTATACAAAGGAAAAGAGATTGTTGACGCCGATAGTATTCCAAAGCTTTTCACGATAGACGAAATTAATGAAATAAATAATACTATATTAGAAGACTTTTACGACATTAATAATTATTAATTTAAAGAAAATAGAAATGAAAGAAACAAAAAAAGATATTTTAAACAGATTATTTGTAGAAAATAATTTAACAGAAGAAGACGTTTTTAAACATCAACATTATACAATAATCACTCGCAATGGAATAGAAAAGATTCAAGCTAATATGAACATTTATATTGAATATGAGGTGATAAAATGTGAACCAAATTTTGCAGTTGTTAAAGCAAAAGGAGAAATAATAGACGAGAAATTTATTCAAACATTTGGTTCAGCTTTAAAAGGCAAAAGCTATACTGATGGCAACACTAATAGTTGGTATGTAATGGAAATGGCTGAAAAGAGGGCAATGAGCAGAGCCGTTTTAAAATTAGCTGGGTTCTATCAATTCGGGTGTTTTAGTGAAGACGAATCCGAACAATTCAAAAGAAGTAATAATCAATAAATAAATTAAATATGTATCAAATTAGAGGTAAAATAATACGATTAGAAAAAATAAATATCAATTCACCAAAGGGTGATTTTGTAAAAATGCTAATTACAATTGAAAAAGTTGGTTCAGAATTTAAAGATGTTAGCCAGTTTGAAGTATTTGGCGAAGAAAATATCGCAGTAATTGAGAGTTCACAAAAGCTTCAAGAAGGACAGATTGTTAACATTGACTTTTATATAAGAAGCAATGAATTTAAAGGCAAGTTCTACACAACTTTAAAAGTAAAGGAATTAAGAATAGAGGATTCCTTTGTTGAACAAACAGATCAAGCACCATTTTAAAAACAATTTCTGCAATCCCTCGTTTCCTTTTCTGTTATTTTTCTCTATTTTCTATGGAGACGGGGGGTTGTTTTATAAAATAGAGACATGAAAAAAACATATTTTCCACACGATTCCAACGCACGGAATGACTACAAGCTTATAAAAGTGAGAGCCAAGTATTCTTGGCAAGGGTTTGGCATATATTTTGCATTATTAGAATTGCTCTTTTCTGAAAATAATAAATTAAGAATTGACGATTTTGAGACACTTGCGTTTGGTTTGCAATGTGATTCAGCAATTTTGAAAGATATTATTGAAAACTTTGATTTATTTGAATTAGAGGGTGATTTCTTTTATTCTAAGCGACTGTCTAAAACATTAGATGATATATGTCAAAAGAGCTTAAAAGCTTCGGAGAACGCAAAAAAGAGATGGTCTATGCAACCGCAAAGCGACCGCATTGCTAGTAAAGTAAATGAAAGTAAAGTAAAGAAAAGTAAAGTAAATAAAATAGAAGAAAGAATACGTGACTTTAAAAAGTCAGTATTTTCCCACAATGATTTTGACAAAGAAGATTTAGACAATTTTTTCTTATACTGGTCAGAGTTAAATAAATCGCCACACAATCCGAAAATGAGATTTGAACTTGAGAGAACATGGTCTTTAAATTTAAGGCTTAAACGTTGGGTAAATAATGGATTTAATAAAGACAAAAACAAAATGCCAGACTATTTTGATGAGGTCTTATATAAGAAAATGGATATGGGTTCAAAAAAGGAATACGAAAAAAAGCTAAAACAAAACGGGTTTTCTTATTCTTACAATCCAAATTCGGGTGGCAAGTGGATAAAAAAAGCGGGGGTGTGAAGGTTGTTAAGATTTGGTCGTCACCCAACCTTGTGAGTTCTGACACCCCCTCTTTGACTAATATGGAACTATTATGAAAGAAAGTCAAATTCAAACCGCTATAATTAATTATATCAAATTACAATATCCCAACGTTTTGTATTGTGCAAGTGCTGGTGGTTTAAGGACATCAATCAAACAAGCAAGAATGATGAAAGCTTGTGGCTACTTGCGGGGAACACCAGACATTGCGGTTTATGAAATAAGAGGAAAGTTCCATTCTTTGTTTTTAGAAGTTAAAACATTAAAAGGACGACCAACAAAAGAACAATTGTGGTGGCGAGATCAATTGAATAAAAGAGGTTTTCTCTCCGAAATCGTATATGGATTTGACCAAGCAAAAATAATTTTAGACAAATACTTAAACAATCAAATAAAATGAAAATAAAAAGAACTTTTTTTAATAGCAGAAACGAACGTTTGTTCTGGGACTACGAAGATACTAACAACTGGTTGTTTACAATAATGTATTTTGAAAAAGAAAAATTCAAAGAAAAAAACTTTATATTGAGGGACTTAAAAAAAAACGATAGTATAGTAAAACATATTTATAAAAAACTAAAGAAGAAATTTAACATAATAGAAATAGACACAAGCAAACTTTCTTTTTTAGAATATAACCTTTTAAAAAATTTAGAAACACCAAGCATTGTAAATTGTGTCAAAACTGAGCAAATATCTGGAAGAAAATTACGAAAGATTAAAAGAGATTGCGTATAAAATAACGAGTGAAAAGTCACCAGATAAAGACGACTTGTTGCACGAAACGATTGTTTCTTTATATAGTAGTGATAAAAAAAAGATAGACGATTTGATAGAAAATAGAAAGCTATTGTTTTGGATTGCGAGAATAATGGTCAATCAATATCACTCAAAGACAAGTCCTTATTGGTATAAATATAGAAAGTATTATAAAAAAATAAATGAAAAATTTGTTTTGGGTTGTTGGCAAGACCAATACATAAACAACACGCCTTCAAGATTGCACAGAATAATTCAAGAAGATGGAATAGAAGCAAAGAAACAAATTGAAAAAGGGCTTGAAGAAATAGACAAAAAACTTAAAAAAATTCATTGGTTTGATAGCGAGGTTTTTAGAATTTATTATTTGGGTGAAGTAAATGGAAAACAATTTTCATTGAATAGTATGGAAAAAGAAACTGGAATTAGCAAAAGCACACTATACAAATCAATTAAAAAAGTTAAAAAGATTTTAAAATGTTAAGTGACGAAGAAGAATATATTGCAAAAACATTCATGACAATAGTCGGATTTATTATACTAATTTTATTAATCATTGCACTATGGTAAAATCAAAGGGTCTTGGTGATGACATCAAAAAAATAACTGACAAGCTGGGAATATCTAAAGCGGTTAAAACTATATTTGGCGATTCGTGTGGGTGTTCTGAACGTCAGTCTAAATTGAACGCCATGTTCCCAAATTTTAAGAACATAAGAGCTTTCACGCCAGATGAGAAAAAAGTTTATGAAAAAGTCATTCCAAGAATACAACAAACTTCAAGAATAACATCAGACGAGAAAATTGCTCTTGGCGTATTGTATAAAGCCGTATTTGAAACACCAGCAAAGTGGTCAAGTTGCGGTTCGTGTAACAAAAAAACATTAGAAAACTTAAAAAAGATATATGAAAAAAGTTGTGATGTCTAATCAAATGTTCAGATTTTGCCTTAGTTGTGCAAGAGAAACACTAATAAAAGACGATTGTTGTTACTTTTGTAATAGTAAATTTATCTTAACGGCTTCAACGGACGATTTAAAAATAATGCCACGAAAAAGATATGCAGAATCACACTAAGGTTTATATGGATTTTTTTGGTTATTCAGAAACTTGTTTTGTTCCTTGTGAAATGTGTCAAGATAGGGCGGTTGATATTCATCACTTAACTAAGCAATCAAAATTTGGTTCAAAGAAAGAGAAAGATTATATTGAAAACTTAATAGCTTTGTGTAGAGATTGTCACAATAAATGTGAAAACGATAATATGTTTAATATGTTTGCAAGAATAGAGCATTTAGAAAACACTTGTCATCAAATATATGGACTAATAGAATACGAAAAACGCTTTAAAAAAAAGAAATGGAATTAATAAAACACATATTTGGATTTTGTGGCGAACCTCATTTGAACATTATAACATTAATAATTAGCACACCTATTGCAATATATTTTACCCACTATATAAACCAACTCTTTAAATAATGAAAATAGACCACATTGAATTATCAAAGCTAAAACCCGCCGAATACAATCCAAGACAGATTACAATAAAACAAGTAAAAGACTTAAAAAAGTCAATGGAAAAATTTGGAATTGTTGACCCGTTAATTATTAATTCCGATTACACAATTATCGGTGGACATCAAAGATTTGCCATATTAAAAGAAGCGACTAAAAAAGTGGACTGGGAATACCCCCCAAAAATCCCTTGCGTCATATTAGACTTAACAAAAGAAGACGAAAGAGAACTAAACATTAGATTAAATAAGAATGGCGGAGAGTGGGATTTTGATATGTTAAGCGACTTTGATATTCCAGAATTGAAAGACTGGGGTTTTAAAGAAATAGAACTTGGCTTAAACATTGACAAAATAGAAGAAGAAAAGCCAGACAAGTGGTTGGTGTCAATAAAGACAGAAGATGTCTTAGAAGCTGAGAAAATACACTTAGAATTGATAGAGCAAGGATATAACGCAACATTGAAAAAATCGGTATAAAAACGGAACTATGAATAAATTTCCAAACAAAGCAACGCAATTCAGCAAAGACAATCAACCAGAAAAGCGAGGACGACCAAAAGGACGAAGGAATGTGGCAACAGTATTAAAAGAATTACTTGCAACACAGGACGCAAATATGGGTGGTGTGGGTGACTTTGGAAGCCCTATTGCTAAAATGCTCATTCAAATTGCGTTCCATAAAGACTCAAACAACAACGAGAAACTAAAAGCCATTAAAGAAATACTTGACAGAATTGAAGGCATGCCAGAACAAAATGTGACAGTCAGTGCAAAACCTTCGTGGATTAATGATGATGACGTTTTGAGTGGTGAGGTTTATGACGATATTGACGAAGATGAAGAAACAAGCTAAACCGTATTATGATGTTAAGAACTCAACTAAAAGAATTTGCGTTCTACAAGGCGGGACAAGAAGCGGAAAGACTTATTCAATTCTACTTGCATTAATTGAGTTTGCTTATAAGAACGTTGGAAAAGGGCTTTATATAACGATTGCAAGACAAACGTTTCCATCATTACGTTCAAGCTCTATGCGTGATTTCTTTGACATTCTTAAAAAAGAGAACTTGTATAATGAAAGAAACCACAATAAATCAAATCACTTATATTCATTATTTGGCAACTATTTTGAATTTATAAGTTGCGATTCTGAAATCAAAATTAGAGGTCGCCAAAGAGCCGTTCTGTTTATGAATGAGTGTAATGAGTTTAGTCACGAAACCTTCATTGCTTTATCACTAAGAACTACTTATAAAATCATAATAGACTTCAATCCAAGTGACGAGTTCCATTGGCTTTATTCTCAAATAATAGACGCAGACAGAGACGACGTTGACTTTCACATTTCAACATATAAAGACAACCCCTTTTTGCAAGAAGCCACAATCAAAGAAATAGAACGCTTGAAAGAAGTGGACGAAAATCTTTGGAATGTATTTGGAGAAGGTCAAAGAGGTGTGTCAACTGAAACGGTCTTTCCCAACTTCAACACCATAGACAATGTTCCAGACAATGCAAAGCTTGTTTCTTATGGATTAGATTTCGGATTCTCAGCAGACCCAACAACAATTGTGGGCGTATATAAGCACGACTTGGACTTGTATATTGATGAGCTATTATATGAACGAGGACTTACAAATCAAGACATTGGAGAACGGATCAAAGCAATGGGGCTTGAACGAGGGGCGGAATGTTTTGCCGATTCCAGTGAGCCAAAATCAATTGAAGAACTCTTTCGCCTTCAAACTGGTATCAACATAAAGGGGGCAAAAAAGGGTGCGGACTCTATTCGTATTGGAATTGATGTTATGAAACGACATAAGCTCAATATCACAAAAAGAAGTGTCAACACAATCAAAGAATTTAGAAACTATAAATGGATAAAAGACAAGAATGGTGACATTACAAACAAGCCAATTGACGCATTTAATCACAGTATTGACGCAGTGAGATACGTTGCATTAAACAAATTAATGGTATCATTTAGCGGAAAGTATTACATTAGTTGAAACAAAAAAGGAAAAAATATATTTATAAAAAATGAAACAAATAAAATTAAGAGTTCCAGACAACTGGGGTGATATAACAATAAAGCAATATCAACAGTTTATGGACATAATGGAAAGCAAAAAAAGAGAAAAGACAAAGACGCTTGAAATGGTTTCTTTGTTTTGTAATGTAGATAAGAAGGTCTTGAAAAATATGTCGTTTGGTGATTTACAAAAGGTCTCAAACATATTAATTCAAATGACCAAAGAAGACCCAAGCGAAATAAAGATAGTAAAACATATTAAGTTTAAAGACGAAAAGTTTGCTATCATTCCCAATATGTCAGAAATGACAACGGGAGAGTTTATTGATTTAGAAACATATTGCGAAGATTCAACAAAGAATTTGCACAAGATTATGTCAATACTATATAGAAAACAAATTGGTGATGTCAATATGTTTGGACGATATGAGGTTGAAAGCTACGACCCAAGTGAAGAAAAGAAAGAAGCAATGAAAGACTTGCCAATGAATTATGCTTTGGGGGTTCTTAACTTTTTTTTTTCTTTAGGCGAGATACTTTTGGAAGATTTAAGCAACTCTTTGAATCCACAGACATAAAGCAAGACGAAGGCAAAGAGACAGAAAGGAGAGTGACAACGGACATAAGATACAAAGAGAAATGGGGCTGGTATCCCATTATTTATGAAATAGCAAATGGAGATTTGTTGAAGTTTGAAGAAGTGACAAAAATAAAAATATATAAAGCGTTAACGTTCTTGGCGTATAAACAAGACAAATTTATTTTAGAAAAAGAGCAAAGTAATGGCACAAGATAATAACAACACATACATGAATATTACATATCGTCAAATGATAAACACGTTTGAAGATATTGCGACAAACCATCACGAAATACACTCGTTCAATTCTGGTAGTTTGAATGATGTTGATTTGGAAAAATATGATTTATCTAAATTCCCGTTGATGTATGTAGAGCCAGAACCAGTCAGTGTGGACGCACAAACGTTGACTTATTCATTTACTGTAATAATAGCCGACCAAATTCAAGAGGATATGACTGGACTAAATGACGCTTATTCTGAAACGTTATTAATTCTTAAAGACGTAATTGCTAATTTTGTCCAAGCAACACAAACAAGCTCTTGGGCTGACCAACGCACAGACCTTGAAATGCCGATTCAATTATCGCCATTTACAAGCCGTTTTTCTAATATGCTTACGGGTTGGGCTGGGACTTTTAATATCGTTTGCCAGAATCAAAATAACCTTTGTAATGTTCCACAAACTAACAACACATAATGGCTGATTATACAAACTTTCGTTTAGCTCTTGCGTCATTTGGAAAGAAACAAGTCAAAGACGCTAAAAGAAGATTAAAAAGAAACAAGAAGGGAGATGGCTCTTTGTATAATTCAGTTAGATACGAAGTGCAAGGAAACTTCACCGCAAGACCAAGTGTTCTATTTAAAATGGACGATTACGGTTCTTTTGTAGATAGTGGCGTAAAAGGGACTGGAAAAAGGTTTAAAAACAAAAGACCTTTAAGAAGTAAAAAAACATTAAAGGGACAAGACGGACAATGGGCGAACACTATTTTTGGATTCAATCAATTACCAAAATTTAGTGGAAAGTTTAAAATGATAAACACCAAAGCACTTGACAAGTGGGTTATTAAAAAAGGTCTTGACGGAACAAGAGACGCAAAGGGGCGTTTTATAACACGAAGTGCTATGAAGATAGCAATTGCAACGTCAATATATAAAGAAGGCTTAAAGGGGACGGGATTCTTTTCTAAGCCATTATTGTTAAATATAATTGACATGACAGACGAAGTGGAAAAAGCACTTGCAAAAGACTTAGAAAACTTACTTAAATTTGACGAATACTTTGTATAAAAAAAGATAAAATATGGCATTTGCAATAATACAACAACCAAACGAAGGGAACTCAACACCCGCCGTAGGAACGGACAGAATCCCCGTTCTAACTAATTACACACCCTCTTGTGGATATATGATATACAGAAGTGATGACATCTCTGCATATTTTTATTACAAGTTAGTAATGGAAGTCAGAGAGGATAGTTCAACGGGAACTTTACTCGCTAAGATCAAACAAAGACGAAATGGCTATGCGACAGATGTTACAAACAATTACGCAAGAGCATTTTTTGATTTAAACGAAATTGTAAACTCTCAACTTGTTCCAACGGTCTTTGACCAAAACGACACATCAGCACCATTCAGAACCATTCACAAAGTGGGTGTCAATAAAGCTTCAACGATATTAAGTGAAAGCGGAGACAAGATTGCGGGAAAAGGACAAATGATTTTAATATACATAAAAGCTTATGAGAACTATTCCACTTCGGCAAGTGCCACACCCGTAGATGTAACGGGAGACGCTGTCAACCATCAAATGTGGTGGCTAAAAGCTTCTGTTCCATTAACAACGCCAAGAGCCGTAATGACTGGCGGTGGTTTAGAATACATTCAACCAGCCGAATCATTTAGTCTTTATCGTGGTTCTTATGCCACAAATTTGTTTTTAAGTGATGTCAAACCCATGTCAGCTAATTACTATCACAAAATAAATTTTGGAACAACGGCGGACATATACGTTAATTTTGTAGAAGCTAATGACTATCACACATTAGCTTTCTTAAATTACAACACGGGCTTTTATTCCAACATTAAATGGATAGAGGTTGCATATTACGACTCAGACGCTTCGTTAATTGGAAGTAAACAATATATTGAAAATTCTTCAACTAATGGCGGAGACCCCCCAACGGGCGGACCTAATAAACACACGTCATTGTTATACTTTGGTTGTGGTCCTAAAAACTTAACCACTTCCAATGTTAGCGCCATACAAGAAGATGGAACAACGGCTTCTGGTCAAGCGAAACCAACCAATTTCAGCAATTGGAAGTTTTACACAATACGAGGTTGTTCAACAAATTCAAATGTCAAAGGCGGTGCATTAGATTATGACGACTATGAAACTGTTCCATATTATTTTGCAAAAGTCTCAAAATGGTTTGGGCAAAAGTGTAAAGGATTTAAATACAGAAGATTAGCTTGGTTCAATTCAAAAGGCGGATATGATTATTTCTCATTCACAATGAAATCAACACAAACGATTGACATAACCCGTGACAATTATGAATCAATGTTGGGAACTTTTAATCAAGATTACTATTCTTATAATAACACGGGACGAGGGAAAACAACAAGAAGAACGGGTGCGATATTAAGAGAAACTTTGGAAACGGATTTTATAAAAGAAGAAGAAGCACAACTTCTTGAAAGCTTATTCACTTCAATTCGTGTTGATGTCGTTGAAAGTGATGACAATGAGTATACTCAGCCCGTTGTTATTACAGACACAAGCTTCATAAGAAAGACTCATGCTAATGATAAATTGATTCAATATACTGTAAATATAGAATATGCAAATCCACTTAATACAAATGACTAATGAAAATTAGACTTATAGCATATAGAAAAGCAACAACTTCTTCAACGGTTGAATCTACCTACGAACTGGAATTGATGAGCAATCCTAATGTTCCGTTGAACTTTAGGTTTTCAGATATTAAGAATCCAGAAACAAGGAAAGCGAGTTACTCTCAAACATTCAAGCTTCCATTCACAACTAAAAACAATGAGTTCTTTGAAAATTGGTTTGATGTAAATTTGGAAACTCTTGTCTTTAGTGCAAGTAAAAAGTTTGACGCAACACTTATGGTTGGTTCAGTGCCACAATTTGAAGGGTATATTCAGCTTAAATCTATATATAAAAAAGCCGAAGTTTACGAAGTTGTTTTGATGTCTAACACTGCAACGTTGTTTGGTGTTATAGGAGAACAAAAGCTTCAAGATGTGTTCTTAGAAACTGACGGTAGTTACAGTCGTGACCTTAATCACACTTTTACTTCTGACAATATCAAAGACTCTTGGGACGGTTCAAGTAGTAGTTTTCAAAATGTGTCAGGCGTTTCATTAAGAGACACAGACGCAAACGTTCAACAGTTAATGTATCCTTTGCAAGTGTCTGTTCCAAACTTCTATTTTAATAGTGGATCAAATGAATACCTTGCTATGAATAACACTACGGGAACTAATGCTTGGGAAAAGAAAGTTCCAATAGAACAACTACGACCAGCAATTCAAATTAAATACTTATTAAAAAGATTGATTGCAAAAGCTGGGTTTTCTTACACTTCAAGCTTTATTGACGGGACTGGTGATTATGCTTCTGAAAAATACTTTTCTAAGCTATTTATGACAACGGCAAACTCACTTGGCGCACCAGAACTTCCGTCATCAAATACGGGTGTTTCTATTCCAGCGGGTAACATTCAGGCAATTGCTACGGCAACTTACGGGACTTGTGTAATACCTTCAGGAGAGGGGGGTTCTTGTAAATCTTTTGGAAAAGTAACTTTTTTAGCACCTCAAGAATTGTCAGACCCTCAAAGTGCTTGGCGACCTATTTATAATTATTTTACAAAAGTGTCTTCAACAATGGATTCTGTTCAAATCTTTTTCCGTTCAAGAAGAAGAAACATCACAAATTGTTGGACAGACAACAACTATCAAACCGAACCTATTAAAATTTATATATATCTTATACAAGTAGACCCAACAACTTATGAAGAAATAGGAAACTACATACCAAGAGGATATGTCACTTTCACCAGTTTTTCAAACGCAAGTGATTACGCTTCGCAAAGCTTTTCACCAGTCATTGACATTAATGGTCTCGGCGACGGAAACTCATACAGAATAAAACTTCAACCAGAATCATGCAGAAGAATAGACACAACGGGCGGTGACCCTGATGGCTATTTGCAGATATTTGGCGCAAACTATTTGCCAAGTTCTACACTTGACCAGTCATTCACTTCGTTAATAAGTGCCAATTGGGTGGCTTACAATTTGACTCAATACAATCAAGAAATAGACGTTCCAGCTTGTATGGATGACAATATAACACAAAAAGCGTTTTTAAAAGACATAATTGAACGATTCAACCTTGTTATCCTAACAGACCCAAACGACCCGTCTAACTTAATTATAGAGCCGTTTAACGACTATATATCAAGCGGAACAACAAAAGATTGGACAGACAAGTTAGACATCTCAAAAGAAAGAGTTGTAAAAGACACCACTTCATTGCAAAAAAGAGTTCTAAATTTTACCGATTTGGAAGACGTTGACTTAATGAACAAAGCTATAAAAGAAGAAACGCCCTCGTCTAATGTATATGGAAAGTATTACAACGATAAAACAAACAACGATTTTGCAAAAGGAGAGCTTAAAAACACAAGTATATTTGCGCCATATATAAACGGAAAAGTGCTAAGAAATGGTTCATCAACAACAGAAACACAACTCACAAATTTAGTTGTTCAATATGAAATTAGCTACAAACAAAATTCAGATGGAACAATTGAACAAGTTCTTCAAGCGACTAAACCTAAGTTGTTTTATTATTGTGGTGTTCCAACACCGATAGAAATAGAAGGTTCGGAAACCGCTATAAATTTACATCAAAGCGATTTTTCAAACGGAATAGTTTATAAACACCAATTCACAACTTATCCAGTTTGCACACCTTACGACATTCCAGACATTTCGTCAACGGGGACTTATACATTAACGGCTTCCAATAAATCATTGTATTGGAATTTTGCAATGCCACAAGTTCCAGAAATAGACGTTTTTAATTATCAATTTTTCAATGCGGGTTGGGAAAAAAACTCATTGTTCTTTTTGTATTGGCAAGACTATTTGTCTGATATATATAGTTCTGACGCAAGAATTATGGAATGTTATTTAAACTTAAATGAGGTTGATATTAATGACTTTAAATTTAACGACCAAGTGTTTATCAAAGACACATATTGGCGAATCTTAGAAATAAACAACTATCAAGTAGGTGCAAAGACATCAACAAAGGTTTTATTGATTAAGGTTTTAGACAGTGCTTTTAATGTTGAGGGGTGTTCTTATACTGCGGTTGGTCAAAGCGGAAACTATTTAACTTGGTGTCCAGACACAAACCCAAGTTGCACACCAGACACCACGTCTTCTTATTCGGGATTTTATGTTGAACCAGCTTGTTGCGAAGCAATAGGCGGACAAGTAGATTGGGGCGGAACTGCGTTTTCAAGTCAAGGTCTTTACCCTTGTTTCCCCGACGCTAATAGTTTACCGCCTTTTTTAAAGACTGACACAATGCCGTTTAGTATGTTTGGCAAAGGTGATGTGAAAACGATCTTAGAAGGTAAATTCGGGGGACGACAACAACCATTGATGAGGGGTGTAGATACGGGCAAATATAGTCAAAATATGTTGCCATTTTACGGTGACGATATTGCTATTAAATACAAAACAAATGTCACTTCACCAGCATTAGTTGAGGGGGAATCTCATAAGATTATTTTAATAGGTAATACAGAAGGAACGACAAAAGGTTATGCGTATGCACAAAATGATTCATCAATGCGCAGAATACTTATACCGCAAGACTCAACAACCATGATTCAAGTAAACGGGATTTCTACGGTAATTGGCGGGACAAGTTCTACATATTTAGTAGGGAACACCGAATCTTTTGGTTATTCTACTGCGTTTGTAAACAAAGGCGGAACAACCACACAAATTGGTGACGCTGGTGGAACGTCTGTTTATTTTATAGTTCAAACGGGTAGGGCTTCAACTCTTAATATTGAAGTCGGTAGTGACGGAGAAGTTAAGTTTGGATTGCAAGATAGCCAAGCAGACACGGAGAAAATATGGACTTTAGATGTTCAAATCACCGTTCAAAATCTTAGTTATTTGCAACAACCAAAAGGAGATGTCGTTGCCCTATATCAAAACACAACAGACATAACATTAATGAATTATCAAAATTTATTATGGAATTAAAAGAACATATTCAATTATCGTCAACACTAATGTTGAACCAATTAAAAATCATAAATACAATTGAAGTTTATGGAGACAAGGACTATCATTTTTTATATGGAATGAATGAAAAACACACAAATTTCAAGCGAATGTTTAAAGAAATAAAAAGAATACTATGGCTCAAGACGTAAACGTAAACGTAAATTTTAAAACACAAAAAGCAACGGGAGACATTAAAAAATTAGAAGATGATGTCAAAGGCTTAGGGGAAAGCGTAAAAGAATCAGAAGGCGGGTTTAAAAGCTTGAGTGGTGGTGTTAATGCCGTTGGCTTAGCTTTCAAAGCTATGGGCATTGGTTTAGTTGTTTCGGCATTTGTCAAATTAAAAGATATGCTTGGACAAAATCAAGTCATTATGGATAGAGTGTCTGTTGCGACTGAAAGTCTTAGTTTTATTTTTACAAGTGTAATAAACAATGTCGTTGAATTTGGTCAAAAAATGACAAGTGCTTTTGACAGTCCGCAAGAAGCAATCAAGTCGTTATGGAAAGCATTGAAAGAAAACATTGTCAATAGAATAGAAGGTTTGATTGACACTTTTGGGGCGTTGGGTAAAGTTATAAAAGGCGTTTTTAAAAGAGATTTAGACTTAATAAAAGAGGGTGCGTCCGAAGCGGGAACGGCATTTATTCAATTACACACGGGGCTTGACGAAGTTCAGCAAAGCAAGATTGCAGAAACATTTAAAAACACCGCCAAAGAATTAAAAAACACAAGCAAAGAAGCAAAAGAGTATGGCAAAAGAATAACAGAATTAAGAAAAGAAGTGAAACTTGCAGAAGCCACACAAAGGGGGTTACAGTTGCAATACCAAAAAGAAGCAGAGGTTCAAAGACAAATTCGTGATGACGTTAGTAAAACAATAGAAGAAAGAATAAAAGCAAACGAAGAACTTGGAAGGATTCTTGATGAACAATTTGAAGAAGAAAGAAGTTTAGCATTGAAAAAAATAGAACTTGCACAAATGGAAGCCGACCAAAATAAAGACAATGTAGATTTGCAAGTTGCTCTTATAAATGCTAAAACAGAATTAACAGACTTAGAAGAAAGAATCACAGGTCAAAAGTCTGAACAAATGACCAATATAAATTCACTTCTAAAAGAACAAACAGACCTTGAAAAAGAGTTGACAGAAAAAACAGAATCAAACACTAAACAAAGATTGTCTTGGTCAGAATTAGAAGCGAATCAAAAAGTTGCTTTGATAGGTGGGGCAATGGGTGACTTGGGGAAAATACTTGGTGAAGAAAGCAAAGCTGGAAAAGCAATGGCAATTGGTCAAGCATTAATAGACACCTATCTTGGGGCGAATAAAGCACTTGGACAAGGGGGGATCTTTGGTGCTATTTCTGCGGGTGCTATCATTGCAAGTGGTTTGAGAAATGTTGCTAAAATAAAATCAACAAGTGTGGAAAGAACTGCGGGGGGTGGTTCAAGTGGTGGCGGTGGTTCAGTTCCATCAACCACAAGAGATCAGCCGTCACAAAGTTTTTCATTAACACCTAATCAACTTTTGTCGGTCACACAAAATCCAAACAGTATGCAACCAGTCCAAGCGTATGTTGTTGAAAATGATATATCTAACTCACAAGCATTGCAAGAAGAACTTGAAATTCAATCAACATTGTAGTAAACAAAATAAAGATATTTATATTTATAAAAAATCAATCAAATGAAAAAACCAAAAATTGTAGAATTAATCATTGACGAAACCGAAGAAATCTACGGGATACAAGCAATCAGTCTTGTTCACAATCCAGCAATAGAACGTGGGTGGGTGGCACTAAACAAAGACGGTTTTATTTCAATGGCTAAAATAGACGAAGAAAAAAAGACGCTTGTCGGTGTTGCACTAATACCAGAAAAAGAGATACCACGCTATTGTGAAGAAGAAGGAGAGTATCTTGTTTTCTTTTCAAAAGAAACTATTGAAAAAGCACAAGAGCTTTTTATGAATGGTCTTAAAAACAACAAAGCAACTGTTGAACACCAAAGAGATGTTGACGGTGTTTCTGTTATAGAAACTTGGATAAAAGAAGACACAAACGACAAGTCAAATTTATACGGATTCAATGACGTGCCAATTGGTTCTTGGTTTGTGAAAATGAAAGTTTATAATGAAGAAGTGTGGCAACAAGTGAAGTCGGGAAAATTGAGGGGTTTCAGTATTGAAGGGTTCTTCGTTGACAAGGTTATTCAAATGCAGAAAGAAGACATTTTAGACTTAGCCGAAGAATGTATTGAGTGCGAACAAAAAGAGGTTTTAGAAGAAATAAAAAACGTATTAATGGAAGCGGAATTGAGACCAGACAAAACACTTGATGGGACGCCAGTTTATAAAGATATTGAAAAAGCTGAGTTGTATGGTGAACTCTTTTTTGATTGTGAAGGAAGTCACCCTCACGACATTGACGGGGAAACA